GTAGTCTGTTTCATGCTTACTTAATAGCAACTCATAATTCATTTGTTGGTTTTTCATTTCTTCTACTTTTACTTCTAATGCTTTGATAACCTTAGTTCTGGCTACCTTTACATTTATTGCTTTTGCCATTTTATTTCCTTTGTTAGTAGGGTTTTACAATCTAAACATAGCATAAGTCTGGGATTTGGGCAAGCCCCCTCTTAACTTAATCGGTGTGATATTGGTCACAACTGCGCCGCCAAGGATCCAGGGCGATTAAAAATTATCTTCCGTCTAAGTATTTAGCACCCTCCCAATCTTGACCTTTATCACTAGTAATAATTGAGGTAATGCCAATAATAAATCCTAATAATGGAATAACAACTATAAATATAAATAGGATTATCATTATTAGAGCAAATACTATTTTCATTTTTTAGTCGCAGAGAACAATATATTATTCCTTCCAACTACACATTGAGAACATTTTACACATGCACTACCACCTTTGTCAATAAGAGGAATTTTCTTATTATTTTCAGGACATGGAATACCCTTGGCATTAACTAGATTAAGTAATTGCTCTTTACCCATAGCGAATGTATCTGCAAGATATGCTAATTTTATTCCATGGTCAATAGATAGCACTTTAGCATTATCAACATTTTCACTATCGGTAGAATAATATAAGGATAGATTAGGAATGTCTTTAAGAATTAAAGCAGCAGACTTTACTCTTGTATATACCCAAAATTGTATGTCAGGTTGTTCCTCAATAACTGAACGCCATGCGTGTGTGTATTCCTCATTAAAGAAATCGCCATCCCAGTGAATACGAAATAGCATTTCGGCATTTCTTTTAACACAGTCTTTTTTGAAATCTGCTACCATGTCGGATAATAAATCGAACATAGTTATTCTATCAGCGTCTTTTAGTAATTCCCAATTATGCAATAGATTAGCCTTGACTGCCTTGTATAATTTTTCTAGTTTTCCTGCATAACATACTTTCTCACATATGGATGTAGCACTAGGGCATGAATAATTTTTTCCAGCAGGTAGACCAAATGTATTTTGAATTAAACTACCATTACCAGCATTATTAACTAGGTTAGTAACTTTTCTATCGTGTGAGCGTTTTAACTTATTCATTTTCATCCTTTAAGTAGTCTTTCCATATCTTACTATGTGATAGGCGTTTTTGTCTATCTTTTATTTTATTTTTATGTGTACCAGAGGCGTTGCTACGGCGTAGTCCTTGAACATGTGCTACTTTTCTATCTTTATATGTGTTACTCATAAGATTAACTTATCATATTCGACTGACAAAGTCAAGGATCTTAAAGGGGACAAATCGGACATCGGCTGCGCGAGTCTTTGTGACCAACATCACACGAGCAGGGCTTGACCTTGTCAGACCCATGTGCTAATGTAGTATTAACTACAAACGAAAGGAAGCGATTATGCCGACATTAGAAATCGGACAATCATTTACAACAAAAAAGAGCAAAGTCACAGGCGTTGTTCAAGAAGTTGTAAAAAACGCAAATGGCTCGTTGCGTGTTCGTCTAGTATTACCAAATGGTAAAGAACGCTGGACAACTGCCAAATAAATTGGTAGACTAAAACTAAATAATCTTGGTAGTAGTAGAGAACAAACTACCACCCTACTAACAAAGGAAAACAATGGCTAAAGCAGATAGAGTGATTAGTGACTTACAATCTAAGTTAATGAGTTCTGGTTATTTTACATCAGAAAAAGCACTAATCGAAGTTGCTAAACAAGCATTGGCAAAACTTTCACCAAACAAAGTGCAAGAGTTGTTTAATGTTGATGTGCCTTATGAAATTGCAATTCGTGATTTCGTAACTGCAAATAAATAAATAAAACTTCCTCGGCTTAGGTTTAATTCATTTTCCCTAAGTCGGGGATCCTTATTCTATTCTTCTTAACTTAATGAACAGCACGCACGCGATCACCGCGCGATTTTAGTCCAGGGGATTTTCAATCCATTGCAAATATAAACTAATTAAATAAAAAATAATTCCAGTAGCAATAAGTATTCTCATTAGTCATTACCCCATTTAGTAGTTGCTAATTCAATTAGTGTTGAGTTTTCTATTTCGTTTAAGAATAACATTTGTAGATTAACTAAAAATTGTTTTCTTGCTTCCATGTTATCTACAAGTTGTACCCATAGTTCATCATGTTCAACAAATTTTTTGAGGGTATTGACAATGAAAGTTCTTTCCTCAACTAATTCATCTATTAACTCATGAGTTACATCTTTATCAAATACTTCTTCAACCATTTTATGTATTGGTTTTTCTTTAGGCATTTTTTTCTCCTGATAGTAGTAGGTCTATATTTCTAACCATTTTGTCACAATGCTCTGACAATCTCATTATTTCTTCATTATAGTTAGTTTCTGAATAAGTTGCAACTTCTTGCAATTGGTATCCAGATGTTTTTAGTTTGCCTTGAATTGTTTTAAGCAAATCTATCCATTGTGCTTGCATTAGTTTGCTCCCTCGCAAAGTGGACACAATACGCTTCCGTCTGGATATATATGTCCACCATCTTCATCATAGTTTATATCAATTTTGCACATATCGCAAGTAGTCATTAGTACGCCATGCAATCGTGTCCGTCTAATAATTCTGATGCATCTTCCTCAAAAAATAAATCAAATGATTTATTGCACTCTGCACATGTTGCTTTCATTTTACCCAACCCTCTTGTTCTGCTTGTTCTCTTTTAAGTAAAAAGGATTCTGCAACTTTTCTTGCTAAGTTCCATGCACCCTCACCTCTAACATTGTACACATCAACGCCGTCAAGAATTACACTAGCCCACTTGCCGTCTTTACTTTCAAGAGTCCACAATGTTTCATCATCATAGATTTTTTGCATATCACCAAATTGCGTGATTTCTCCTGCATACCATAGTTGTGTTGAATTAGACACTTTGATAGTCCTTTCTATTTTCTATTTCGCTTATTTTATCATAGTAGGCAGGGTGATTTCTTCTTGACCAACACACCTCACATACAACTTGGAAATATTTTTTATCGTTATTGCATATTTCGCATTTAGCCCAACTAGCCATTTATTTTCTCCTTTACTATTAACTCAAAGTCTAACCCACATGGCAGACAAAGAAACCAATCTTTTTCTGATGATGTAACAACTTGGTATTCATCACAGAATAAACACTTGATACCTTTCATTATGCACCCACCTTATCCATAGCACAATCATAGCAAAGGGCATATTCGTCATTAGTTGGGGGGGTACTCATAGGAATATCCACCTCACATTTATAGCATACTAGACTCATTATTTATTCCAACCATTTCTATTTATATATCCAATTAAAGCGTCATGTGTTACCAATGACTTTAGTGTACCAAGTAGAGCGTAGTCTGCCAACTTAGGGTCACCATATTCAGCACTTAATTCGCTATGAATTAAATCTAGCATTGTATCTTTATTCATTTATTTATTACCTTTCATTTCGTTAATCATGGCTAACATGATTTCTAATCTTACAATATCATTAGCGTCTGACATATCTGTAACGGACACGCCGTTTTCGTCCATATCTATTATTTCTATATAACCCATTTTTATATCCTAACTTTTTATCTTTGATAAAATCCTAACACAAGGGTCTGACAAAATCAAATCCAAACTCGGCGTGTCGCAAAGAAAGTGTAACGCACTCGGGCGTGTCGCCGCGCGGGCGTAGGATCGGCGTGTCGACTTGGTTTTGTCGGGGGTATGTGATAGATTAAAATTAATAACTAACAAAGGATAAAAAATGACATACACAAAACAACACTTCGAACATGTGGCTAAAATATTAAAACAATTTCAAGATGAAATTCCTCAAACAACTTTTGAAGAAATCGTTATGGAATTTGGTGATTTATTTTTAGCCTATAATGAAAACTTTAGCGATATAAGATTCCAAGAGGCTTGTGGAATTAACTGGCGTACGTTTGTGAGGCTATAGTCCGACAAATCGGACAGCCCCCGCGCGGCGTGTGAGGAAGGTCACAAAAGAAAGTGTAACGCAGATACGGCGTGTCGCCCTGTTTTTGTCAGACCCCCCCTATAGAGTAAGAATATAAGATAAAGATTTACTAGAAAGGTAAATAAATGAAGATATACGGAATAGTAAGAGATTATGAAGGATTTGATTTTGATAATTTCTTTATCAATAAAGAAGATGCAGAATTGTATCTAATTGAAATGTTAAAAGATTCTGGTAAAGAAGATTACTCAGATGAATACTCAGTACAAGAAATCGAGGTGAAATAATGAGAGGATACGTTGAAGCCCTAGAGGCTTGGGAGTCTGAACTCCCAGAGGGTGTAGAACCTGATTACGACCAGTTCTACAAGATGTTTAGAGGCGAATAGCCCCTAGCCTGTCTCTATATGAGCCTAGCAAATAAGCCCGAAAGGGATGAGCCTAGCAAATAAGATAGAGACAGACAAATCGGACAGCCCCCGCGCGGCGTGTGAGGAAGGTCACACAAAAAACTTTAAGGAACACGGCGTGTCGATTTGACTTTTAGGATATCCTCTGATAGGTTTAGAATATAACTAAATAGAGATTAGACCTAGTCAATGAGCCTAGCAAATAAGTCGGAAATGTCCGAATGAGCCTAGCGAATAAGTGACCAAGGTCACAAAATCTAAATGGGATAAATCAGACATTAGATAGCAAAAATGTCAGACCCCCCTGCTAGAGTATAAGTATAAGAGGTTAGGTGAGCCTAGCAAATAAGACCCGAAAGGGTATGAGCCTAGCAAGTAAACTAACCTCAACAAAAAAGAATTATCTTGAAAGGATAAAATAAAATGAATAAACAAATTGTAGATATAACTTTCCTATGTGTAGGATGTGAAACCTCTGTAACTAAGATGTGTCACACAGACAATCTATGTAAGATGATGTTTCTATGTTTAGATTGTCACCTAATTAGATTAGGCGAATTAAGAAAGGGGTTATTAGTTAAATGAAAAAAAATATGTATTTAACAGCATACTGCTCTAAGTGTGAGGACATGATTAGAGTGCATAGATTTGATTTAGCAAATGTCCTACTATGTGGCGATTGTGCCATGGATAAGGCAGGTTACTAAATGAATACAATATCAGTTACTAGCAGACTAAATGACGGCTTAGAAGTGCCGTTTATTTACGAGATAGACTCTATCCAAAAGGCTCTAGAGATTATACAAAATACAATCGAACTAGGTGCAGAAATTACGGGGGTAGAAATTAAATGATATCTATATACTCTAAAACATATTACAGAATAGAAAACACTAAATACTATCTATCTAATGCATGGGATACTACTAAGTATCATGTGTCCAATGTAGTAGACAGCATACGCTATGCACATGACGAGACATGGCTAGCAATAGCATTAGTTACTACATGGGTAGCATGTGCCTATATTGCGAGTGTGAACTAATGAACCCATTAGGTATAGCGTTTATTATTCTTGCAATAGTTGTGCCAGTACTGATACACTTTATTAGATTAGCAGAGGAGATAGCAAGATGACATGGAATAACCTAACACGCAGAGGAAAGAACTTAGTCATTGTCCTTTACACAATACTAATGACATTACTACTAGTTATGGTTTGGCATAAGTATGATGTTGATTGTGTTGATAAGTACACAGCCGATATCCTTGCTACTCAATTCCTATATGGTGAGGGTGAAGATGTAGACAGAGCACTAACAGCAATCTATAACAATGGTGGTTGGGTAGAAGATGAGTTCACTGCTGATGTAGAGGTTATCTTCCCTTGCCTAAAGAATGAAGGACTAGTTTAAGAAAATAAAATTAGAGAGCATCTCTAAAATAAAACGATTATGTGCTCTCTAATTATTTTTGAAATCGTTTTTTAAATTACGCATCATACATCTTAGAAAAATACACAGATTTTCTTAAAATGGGTTTATAATGGATCTAAGGATCTAGTAGGGGATACGCTCCCTTAGAACCAAGACCCCCACCTCTAACGACAACGTTACGTGGGGGTTATACAAAAATCGGGGGTATTAATGAATCCTCTTGATTATTTACTATTAGGAACAATGTTAGTATTTGCAATAACATTATATATTTATAGATGATAAAGTCTAATACTAAGAAGTGTATTTGGTGTGGGGAAATAAAAAATTTTTCAGATTTTGATAAATATGATAAATCTACTGATGGTTATAGATCTATGTGTAAATTATGTATGAAGATATCTAAAAAATCGGGTAGAAAATGATCCTTGATTATTTATTCATAAACATATGCGTAGCATCCTTTATTATATATAAAGCATTCAAACATATAAGATAATCATCATATGTAGATATATTTATACCCTTTTATATTCGCACCCTCATATTCTATATTTATATCGGAAGATATAGGGGGATAGGGGTGTACATGTCGCGGAATTTTAAGCGGAAAGCGGTGCGGTATGTGTTGGTGGATACACCGCTTTCCTAGTTGCCCAATCGGATACGAAGCCGACTAGATGGATACACTAAAGTACCTGGGCAGACCGTATATCTATTATATACTAATATTAAGTATTAATCAACTAATTTATTTTCAACGAGTTTTTCTCGTTCATCTATAACTTCAAATGCCCACTTAGAAACACTTTCTTCCATACCTGCAAAGTGGTGCCCACAAAAGTACAACTCGCCCGACACGCCTGTGGCTCGAACATAGGCTTGTGCTTGGCAACGATCACACCTATCGACTGCTGTTAAATAGTATTCAACTTTTTCTTTTGTTTTGTTCATATTCTAATTATAGTGGTATAAATAACAAAAGTCAATGTTATAATTGTTATTACAATGGAAATGAATATTCTTGCTACCCTCGCCGAAACCTGGCAGATGTTAACAGTTGTTGTTATCGCGTTAACCACAGGATATGCAATTGCCAGACGATTCGAAGGAATTTTTGGTAAAAATAAAAAAGGCGATACTTTAATAGAAAGACTAGAAAAAATTGAAAGACAAATATTGCCCAATGGTGGCTCATCAATGTCAGATAAAATTGATTATATTCGCCGAGACCAAAACAAAATGAAACAACAGGTATCTGAGATCTCAGGGGAATTAAAGGTCATTAAAGACATAGTTACAGTTATAGTTGATAAATAATAGTTTGGTATAATGTGATTAGATGATACTTCATCTAGGAGTGTGTCAATATGTCCTTGACCCCAGGACGAGTTAACTTTTTATGCCCGCAAGGAAGCACGTTTAATCGCCGTTTAACTTATAAAATAGAAGATGTACCAGTAAATCTTACTGGATATTCTTCAAGACTTCAAGTAAGAGAAGCCCATTACGCTACAAGCACATTAGTATCTTTAACTTCTGGCAGCGGCATTACCCTTGGTGGTAGTGCTGGAACTATAGATATATTAATATCAGCATCCGCAACAGCAGCACTAAGTGCTGGAAACTTTGTTTACGACCTAGAAGTACAAGCAGCAAATGGAACAGTTGACAGACTTGTTGAAGGATCTTTTATAGTTAGCCCAGAGGTAACCAGATAATGGCTGACGGAAATGTAACTATCGAAGTAATAGAAAACCCAATTGAATTAGCAATTACTGAATCTAACATAGATGTAATAGTAAATGAAACTTTAGTAGAAGTAAGTATCGGAACATCTGGTCCACAAGGTCCATCAGGTCAAATAGATCCTACAGCGTTGGGATATGCTCATACACAAAACATTGCTTCAGATACATGGAACATAACACACGGTTTGGGTTTTGTACCCAATATAACAGTAGTTGATTCTGGAGGAACAGTTGTTGAGGGGTCATATAACTATCCAAATGCAAATACTGTAGTACTATCTTTTTCGAGTGCGTTCTCGGGGAAGGCTTATTTATCATAATGCGAAAAAATAAAGAAATAAAAGGAGAAACAAATGGCTAGAAAATTTTTAACGCCAATTGATCTGAATAAGTTAGAACTGCAAAATGCACGAATTCAAAACTTAGCCTCAGATCCTGCTAGTCCAGTCGCTGGTCAAATTTATTATAATACTGCGGATTCGCAACTAAAGTATTACAATGGTGGAGCATCAGCCTGGCAAGTTATTGGTCAAACAGTAGAACAACTACAAGACGCAGTAAATGATTTATTAGTAGCAGGAACAGCAATATCATTAAATTATAATGATGAGGCTGGAACTTTAACAATTGCAAATACTGGAGTAACAAGTGTTTTAGGAACCGCAAACGAAGTTGAAGTATCTGCATCAGCAGGTGCTGTAACAATTAGTTTACCATCAACTATCAATGCTGATACAACAGGAAATGCTAACACAGCAACTACTTTAGCAACCGCTCGAACAATTAGTTTAGGTGGAGACTTAAGTGGTAGTGCATCATTTAATGGTTCACAAGATATTACAATTAATGCAACAGTTGGAGCAAACTCTGTAGCATTAGGAACCGATACAACTGGTGACTATGTTGCTGGAGCAACCGCTGGTACAGGAATTAGCGTTTCTGGAAGTGGTGGAGAAGGATCTTCTCTAACAATTTCTAACACTGGTGTAACAAGTCTATCTGGAACAGCAAATGAAGTTACAGTATCAGCATCCGCTGGTGCAGTAACAATTGGACTACCAGACGATGTAACAATCGGTGGCAGCCTTGTTGTAACTGGTGACTTAACAGTTTCTGGAAGCACAACCTACCTAAATACAGCAACACTACAAGTAGAAGATAATAAAGTTGTACTAAATAGCAATGCTACTGGTGCACCTACTACAGATGCTGGTATTGAAATAGAACGTGGAGACGCTCCAAATGCAGAACTTTTCTGGGATGAATCAGAAAAGAAATGGACATCTAATAACGGTAGTGCATCATATGCACTCTCATTAGAAGGACACACACATTCTGCTTCTGTTATAACTGATTTTAATTCTTCAGTAAAAAGTACAGTAAATTCATTTATGCTTGATAGCGAAACAATTGATTTTGTATATCAAGATAATGGACCTGGACAAGAAGAATTACGTGCAAATGTAATTCTTTCTGGTGCTGCCTCTGCATCTTTCTTAACAACAACCAATGGTTTAAGTGTAGATAAGGTATCACTAGAAGCAGCATTAGTAACAGATGGCTTCACAAGAAAAGCATCTGCTAATGTTGGAAACGGATCTGCAACAACATTTGCAATTACACATAATCTTAACTCAAGAGATGCTGTAGTAAACGTTTATGACAACTCAACATATGAAACAGTTGAAGTTGACGTAGTTAGAACAGACGCAAATAACGTAACAGTTACATTTGGTATTGTTCCAACTAACAATGCATATCGCGTTGTAATAATAGCGTAATAATAAAAAGTGGGGGGCAGAATAAAATCTGCCTCCTTACAAAAGGATTGATATGGCAAAAAAGTTTTTAACACCGTTAGGTTTAGTAGGTTTAGCCTCGGATCCAGCAACTGGGTCAGAGGGTCAACTATATTTTAATACTACCGATGATGTTGTAAAAGTTTATTCTAATGGTGCTTGGGCTGAGTTAAGTGGCGGTGGATCTGGATCAGTTAGCATTGATTATTCTATAGTATCAAGTGCATCTGCATATGCTTTATCAGAAGCAAATTATTATACAGATACAGAAGTATCATCATTAAATATATTTTCAAGTATAACTACAAACCCTTCTACCGAAACTATTTCTGCAGATAGTAACTCTGATACTTTAACTTTTATTGCTGGTGAAAATATAACTATATCAGCATCAGGTACAACAGATAGTATTACTATTAATTCAACAGGTAATTATACTAATGTTAATTCTATTTCTACCCCCGATTATATACAATTTGATACTACTGCAAATACAAATCCAGTTACTGGATTAATGGGATGGGACTCAGCAGAAGGAACTTTAAACTTAGGTTTATCTTCAGGAAAACATATACACCTTGGAGAAGAGTCAGTTTTTAGAGTCAGAAACTCAACTGGTTCTACAATAGGAAAAGGAACTGCACTTTATGCATCTGGTGTTGAGTCAAGTGGAAGAATACAAGTTACTCCATATGTTGCAGATGGATCAGTTAGAGAAGTTAGATTTATGGGTCTTGCCACAGAATCGATATCAAGTGGGGTAAATGGTTTTGTACAGCATTTTGGATACGTAAGAGATTTAGATACAAGAGGAACTTCATCAACATCAATAAGTGTTGGAGATGAAAACTGGTCTGCTGGAGACATACTTTATGTTCATCCAACAGTTCCTGGTAAATTAACAAATGTAAAACCACAACATGAAATAGTTGTTGCAATAATTATAATAAGACACCAAACAACAGGAATTTTGTTTGTAAGACCATCAAGTAGTGGGCATTTAGAAGATATTCATGACATATCTATATCTAGTCCTCAAGACAATGATATTTTACTTTATAACAATTCTTCTAGTGTATGGCAAAATGAAAGTTTACAAACTTATTTAAATTCCGCCTCTGTTTCTGCTTATAACGCAGCAAGCGGGTATACAGATTCTCAAATAAATGCTTTAACTACTTCTAATATAGAAGAAGGAACTAATTTATACTTTACAAACCAAAGAGCAATAAATGCAGCAAGTGCTACATATTTACCATTAAGCGGTGGAAGTGTTATAGGTGGATTAACAATAAGTGGAAATCTATACGTTGCAGGGTCTGCAACATATATAGATGCAACAAATCTTAATGTTACAGACTCAGTTATTAACTTATCAACTCAGCAACAACAAGAAGATGTTTTAGATCAAGGATTTACAGCATCTTATGGACAAACTGGAGATACAGAACAAACTCATAAACATAGAGGTTTGGTATATGATAAAAGTGATAACAAATGGAAACTTTTTTCTAATGTATCAGCAAGTTCTATATCTACAACAATAGATTTTACCAACGCACAATATGAAACAATTAAAGCAGGAACTTTTGAAGGAAATATTGATAACTCTAATGTTATAGGATTGTCTGCTACCTACCTTACACAAACAGACGCTTCAAACACCTATTTAACCCAATCAGCAGGATTAACTGCAGCATCTGCTAGTTCAACTTACCTAAGTCAATCTGGGGCATCATCTCTTTATTTAACACAGTCATCAGCATCTAGTTCTTACGTACCACAAAATGCTACTGGTAATGAATATATTCAAGATCAAGCAGCAGCATTATTTAACCATGCATCACATGTAAATGCTTCAGCAACATATGACGATGCAAATAATATAGTTATCATTACTGCAAATGCAGGAGGTGGTGGAGGTGGAGGATACTCCACTATTGAAGATAATGATATTGCTGAAACCCAAAGAACAACGTTAAACCTTGTAGGTTTTAATGTTGAAGATAATGCTGGGGCAACCCAGACTGACGTAACAAACGTATATGGATTAATATATGCAGTAAGTACGTTTAAATAGTACATGGTATAATTTAAAAAGGAGATTATAATGGCAACTACCCCAAATTTTGCATCAACAGTAAGATATAGTGGTGTATCAATATCAACAGCAGACACCTCTCGCACTGCACCAACTAACGTTGGCACAGTTTTTACAGCAGGATCCTCTGGATCTAGAATTGATGAAGTAACAATTACAGCAGCAGGAACATCTACTTCAAACGTAGTTAGATTATTTATTTACACAGGCTCTACTTATTATTTATTACAAGAAATCTTAGCCATCGCAACTACTGCTGGAGCATCTACTCCTTCATATACAACAACAATAGCATTTAACAATTTTGTTTTACCTTCTGGATACTCTCTACGTGCAACTACTCATGCATCAGAAACATATCATGTATCTGCATTTGGTGGAGACTTCTAGGGGGTAGTTCTAATTGAACAAAGGAACCCTTAAAGGTACCAAATTTGACGGTATTTCAACATCGTCTGAAATAAATTCAGAACCTAATGATATTAATGATTTTGATGAAATTAGATATACACTTGAAGGATTTCCAGTTGATAATAGATATAAAACATTAGATGGTATTAATATTGTTAATAGAATTTCTTACTACGATGCAGCAATTTGGACAACACAAACCTCAAACTTTGGGGGAAGTGGTGTTTTTTCCGTTGCATATGGAAATAACCTGTGGGTTGCAGGTGGCGGTGGTGGACAAATAAGAACTTCAACAGATGCAATAACCTGGACAACACAAACCTCAAACTTTGGGACAAGTACTATTAACTCCGTTGCCTATGGAAATGATTTGTGGGTTGCTGTTGGTAATTCTGGGGCATTAAGAACTTCAACAGATGCCATAACCTGGACAACCCGAACCTCAAACTTTGGGACAACTCAGATTAACTCCGTTGCCTATGGAAATAACCTATGGGTTGCAGGTGGTGAGAGTTTGCAAATAAGAACTTCAACAGATGCAATAACCTGGACAACACAAACCTCAAACTTTTTGGGATCAGGTGGCGTTAACTCCGTTGCCTATGGAGATAATTTGTGGGTTGCTGTTGGTGATTCTGGACAATTAAGAACTTCAACAGATGCAATAACCTGGACAAGTAGATCTTCAGGTTTTAATTCAGGAAATGTTAATATTTTATCCGTTGCCTATGGAGATAATTTGTGGGTTGCTGTTGGTAATGTTCCGAATTTATCAACTTCAACAGATGCAATAACTTGGACAACACAAAGGTCAAACTTTACAACTGATATTAACTCCGTTGCCTATGGAAATAACCTGTGGGTTGCAGGTGCTTCAAATGGGGGATTAAGAACTTCAACAGATGCAATAACCTGGACAACCCAAACCTCAAACTTTGGGCAAACAAGTATTAACTCCGTTGCCTATGGAAATGATTTGTGGGTTGCTGTTGGTAATTTTGGACAATTAAGAACTTCAACCGTTAAAAGAGCGGCACCACCATTTATATTTAATAATATTGTTAGAGGTTTTACAAAATGAATAAAAGTAATTTAAGCGGTACTAATAATAATTTATCAGTGTACAAAACTGGAGAAGTAAGATTTGGATATTTTTCACCAGGTCCTGATTGGGTTAAAGCAGACGGTTCTTTAATCACAAATAATAGTAAATTATCTAGTTTATTACAACAATATTTTCCTAGTTCTATAACCTGGACAACCCAAACCCCAAACTTTGGGACAAGTACTATTAACTCCGTTGCCTATGGAAATAGCCTGTGGGTTGCAGGTGGCAATGGTGGACAAATAAGAACCTCAACAGATGCAATAACCTGGACAACCCGAACCTCAAACTTTGGGACAAGTACTATTTACTCCGTTGCCTATAAAAATAACCTATGGGTTGCAGGTGGTGTAGGTGGAAGAATAAGAACTTCAACAGATGCAATAACCTGGACAACCCGAACCTCAAACTTTGGGTCAAGTACTATTTACTCCGTTGCCTATGGAAATAACCTGTGGGTTGTAGGTGGTGATGGTGGACAAATAAGAACTTCAACAGATGCAATAACTTGGACAACCCGAACCTCAAACTTTGGGTCAAGTACTATTTACTCCGTTGCCTATGGAAATGATTTGTGGGTTGCTGGTGGTTCAACTGGGGAATTAAGAACTTCAACAGATGCAATAACCTGGACAACCCGAACCTCAAACTTTGGGACAACTATTATTGTCTCCGTTGCCTATGGAAATAGCCTGTGGGTTGCAGGTGGTCGGTCTGGACAAATAAGAACCTCAACAGATGCCACAACCTGGACAACCCAAACCTCAAACTTTGGGACAAGTGATATTAACTACGTTGTCTATGAAAATAACCTGTGGGTTGCTGTTGGCGATGTTGGACAAATAAGAACCTCAACAAATACCACAACCTGGACAACCCAAACCTCAAACTTTGGGGTAGGTAGTATTAACTCCGTTGCCTATGGAAATAACCTGTGGGTTGCAGTTGGTTCAAGTGGGTTATTAAGAACTTCTGATTTTACGAAAGTTACTATTCCATTTTTAAAAATAGGACCTATTTTTGGGTGGATTAAAAAATGAACAATGGTAATTTTAAAGGTACTAAAAATACAAATAAATACCGTTTTGGTGATGTAATATTTAGATTAACAGAATTAGGATCTCCTGGTCCTGGTTGGATTAGATCAGATATTGTTTATAGTGATACTGATCCAAGAATAAAATCTTTTAAAAATTATAAAGATTTTGAATCACTACATATTTGGACAACCCGAGACTCAGGATTTCTATCAAATGGTATTATTTACTCCGTTGCCTATGGAAATAACCTGTGGGTTGCAGTTGGTTCAAGTGGGGCATTAAGAACTTCAACAGATGCAATAACTTGGACAACCCGAACCTCAAACTTTGGGACAAGTAATATTTTCTCCGTTGCCTATGGAAATAGCCTGTGGGTTGCAGGTAGCAATGGTGGACAAATAAGAACCTCAACAGATGCCATAACCTGGACAACACAAACCTCAAACTTTGGGACAACTCAGATTAACTCCGTTGCCTATGGAAATAACCTGTGGGTTGCAGGTGGCAATGGTGGACAAATAAGAACCTCAACAGATGCCACAACCTGGACAACCCGAACCTCAAACTTTGGGACAAGTGATATTAACTACGTTGCCTATGGAGATAATTTGTGGGTTGCTGTTGGTACTGCGGCATTAAGAACTTCAACAGATGGAACAACCTGGACAACCCGAACCTCAAACTTTTCAGGATCAATTTACTCCGTTGCCTATGGAAATAACCTGTGGGTTGCAGGTGGTTCAAATGGGTCATTAAGAACTTCAACAGATGCAATAACCTGGACAACCCGAACCTCAAACTTTGGGACAACTGATCTTTATTCCGTTGCCTATGGAAATAACATGTGGGTTGTGGGTGGTGCTGGTGTTGGACAATTAAGAACTTCAACAGATGGAACAACCTGGACAACTCAAACCTCAAATTTTTTTCAAAGTAATTTAAACCCTGGTTTAGCGTATATTAACTCCGTTGCCTATGGAGATAATTTGTGGGTTGCTGCTGGTAATGTTGGACAATTAAGAACATCAACATTAACTAGACAATCTCCAGTAATTCCAGCATTTAATAAATATACTCCTTGGATTAAAACTTAATATTGACAATATAACAGCATAATGATATAATTTTATAAAAGAAAGGTTATATGAAACCACATTTTAATGTTGTTTTTGCTACCCCTGGAAAAGGGATGCTGCCAGGTTATGTTAGAAGTTTACTTAAAACTGTAAAAATATTAGAAAATGAAAACTTGTCGTGGAATTATATGACTGAATACTCTTCTTTAGTTTCTCACGCTAGAGAAAAAACAATTGGTGGCACTGGATCTCAAGATCCATCCAATACCCATCCTGGTCATGGAGAATTTACATATGACAAAATTATGTGGATTGACTCAGACATATCTTGGGAACCAATAGATTTTTTCAGACTTTATAATTCAGATAAACAAATAATTTCTGGGTGTTATCAAATAGAAGATAATACAGCAACAGTTTATATGGAACCGCTTGGTCCAGCAATGCCAGCAAAAGAATTAATTAAATTAGACAAACCTTTTAAAACATTTGGGGTTGGGTTTGGATTTTTATGTGTAAAATCTGGTGTGTTTGAAAACATGAAAAGACCCTGGTTTTCTCAAGAAGAAATAGAAGTTAAAAATAAAGATACTGGTGAAATTGAATATAAGTTTCCATTAATGGGTGAAGATCTATCATGGTGTAATAAGGTACAAAAAATGGGTATGGATATATGGGTAGACCCCTTAGTGAGGGTACATCATCATAAACAAATTATTCTTGACTGGACAAATGTAGATGTTGATTGGTCTAATAAGTTAGGGTAATATGAAAATACAATTTGAACCTTTTAATAAAGATACAGAATTATTTTTTAACTGTCCAAAACCAGCAAATCAAGTAATACCAAAATGGTATAAAGATATGCCTATTCATATGGACAATGATAAAGAAGACGGTTTGTCAAAAGATACTAATGTAACTAGTAATTTAACACTTAAGGGATGTTCTCCATTTTTAGATGCAATAACTTCTGGGTATATATTTGAACTACCTTTTGATTTAGAATTTAGAAGAAATGATAAAGGTATGATTAATATTAGATGGGCTACTAATATAGATTTTATCTCTACCCATACCCCAGAACAAGCACCTGGAATACCAGAACCGTTTGGTGGAAACGAAACTTTATTGAAATGGATTCCTGGATGGAGAGTAATTACACCTCCTGGATATAGTTCTTTCTTTACACATCCAGTAAATAGACACGATCTTCCATTTAGAACATTTTCTGGTGTAGTTGATACTGATCTATACGAACTTGGGGTTCAACTTCCTTTTCAACTTCTTAACACTATAGAAAAAGATATTTTTATACTTGAACAGGGAACTCCAATATGCCAAGTTATTCCTTTTAAAAGAGATGACTGGGATAGCGAAAAAGTACCTTTTAATGAAGATGATAATAAAAAGAATATTTTTAAACTTAAATCTAAACTAGTTAGGTCCTACAAAACTCAGTTTTGGAAAAAGAAAAACTATATATAAGGAATAGAATGTCTGAATTTTTACAAAAACCAGTTAAAAACATAAAGAAAGATAGTTATATGCCAGCAATGGGCGGTAGTGAAATACTTAGACAAGGACTATATAAACATACAAACATATCTAAACATAAAGATATAAATATTATACTTTCTACCCCTTCTTATGAAAATGTTAAATTTACTAAAAAAAATATATTGTGGCAACATTTAAGTTATAGTGATTCATCATTAGGTCTATTAAAAGATCCAGGGTTTTTAAAATCTATTGATTCTTGGGTGTATGTTTCAAATTGGCAAATAGAAAAGTTTAGATATATTTATCAAATACCTGTTCATAATGCGTACGTTATTAAAAATGCTATTGAGCCTATTGAATTTATTAGTAAGCCTAAAGGGGATAAGTTAAAACTTATTTATACCTCTACCCCATTTAGAGGACTGGGTATTTTATTAGACGTTATGAGTTTATTAGATAGAGACGATATAGAACTAGACGTTTATTCATCAAATGATATTTACGGATCTGACTATGCGGATCATACAGGAAATGTATATGATGAAATATTTAAAAAAGCAAAGAATACTAAGAATGTTAATTACAAAGGATATGCTAGTAATGAATATGTTAAAAAGGCTTTACAAGAATCACATATTTTTGCATACCCAAGTATTTTTGAAGAAACCTGTTGCCTAGCAATGATTGAGGCTGGTGCTGCTGGCTGTGATATGGTAACCACAAATATTGGTGCACTATACGAAACTGGCTCAGAGTATGCCAAATTAGTCCCAATACAGGCTACTGAGCAGGATATAGTGGCATCTTATGCAGAGGCATTGAATGAAACTATAGATAATTATTGGGGTATAAAAAATCAAGAAAAACTAAAAGAACAATCTGACTTTTACAACAAATACTATAATTGGGAAGATAAAGCAAAGGAATGGAATAGGCTTTTCGACAAAATGTCATAGCCTTAATGCTATAATAAATAAGGGTGAACTTATTTAATGGCAACTAAGATCCAACTTCGAAGAGGATTGTCCTCATCTTGGACTTTTGAAAACCCTGTTCTTTCTAGCGGTGAAATAGGTCTAGAAACAGATACTAATAAACTTAAAATTGGTGACGGTATAACTTTATGGAATAGTTTAAATTATTTTGCTATTCCTTTTATAAATTCAGCATCATCAAGTATTATTGCTTATATTGATAGTGAGATAGGTAGTATTATAGATGCTTCTCCTGCTACCCTCGATACCCTGAATGAATTAGCAGCAGCAATTAATGACGATCCAAACTTCTTTACTAATATTACAAATAGTATTGTTACAGCATCCGCTGCAGCCTATGCCACAGCCTCTGCAAACACCGTAGAACAGATAAATGCTGCCTCAGCAATCTTTTTAACACCAGCAGGAGCATCTGCTCAATTTATACCTCAAAACGCCACTGGTAATGAATATATTCAAGACACAGTAGCACCACTTTTTGTTCACGGTTTTCATACAAACTTAACAGCATCTTATGATGATACAAATAATAGAATTAGACTTAATGCTGCAGCAGGTGGAGATCTTGCCCTATCCTCAGATTTAGAAATTATACCACTTGATGATCTTCAACCACTTTTTGACGGTAAAGAAAATAGATTTTTACCAACTTATCAAAGTGCAAGTGTAGCAATTACAAATCCTTTAAAACTTATGATTTCAATTAATGGTATAATACAATCAGTAGACTTTCCTGAAACTGTCTGGCAGTCAATGATGCCAAGAAGAGGATTTAGGATAGATAACGAAGGATATATAGCGTTCGCAGAGCCAGTTCCAATCGGAGCAACTTTCGATGCTAGAATATTAGCAGGACCATCTACCACAACAAGAACGAGAATATATCCGTTTAAAGCAATAGATATATCCTTGGGAGGATAAAAAAAATATGTCAAGAAAAGTGTTAGAAAGATTAGATTATACTTTCAACCCAGCAACAAGAACTATTGTTATTAACAGTAAATTTATTCCCAGGGAAAAATTAGCATTAATTACTAACGTAACCACTAATCAAGTTATATACAACTTTTCAGACCCATCATTAAAAGCAACTGCTTATACTAATAATATTAACTCGGCAATGGTAGAAACAACAACTATTGTTTTAAATTATAATACTACCTCTATGGCTTCTACCGATAAATTACAAATAATTGTCGATCAAAATGAAGAAATATTTACTCCTTCAGAAGCATTCCTTGATCCAACTAATAAACTTAGAACAACTACACCACAAGCACTTATTGATACCGATTTTGAATATGGTACACAGATTACTAAGTGGGAAAACTTAGCAATGATTAATCAAAGACCTTTTGCTTTCCCTTCATCTATTCAAATACCTAACATTACATCTATGACAATGCTTGCCAACGCTAAAGTAGTCACAGTTGTTCTTGGCTCTGGAACATTTCCAGCAAATGGTACAGCAATATATGTTCAGGATACATTCTTATCTATTGCAAATGGAAACTTTACGATTGAAACTGGTGGAGGTACTGCTTCAGCCACATACACTGCTCGTGCAGCAAACTCTACAGGTGTAACTGCAATTTTTGATAGTAATAAAACCGCAATTTTTCAAGGATCACAATATTCAAGTGCAAGAATAGGTTTAGCACCAACTATGTCTTACTCAGGAACTCAAATTACTGTAACAACAACAGTTCCTCATGGATTATCTATTGGAAATGAAATTGTTGTAATTGGAACAACTGCTAGCACAAACGCACCAAATGGTTCTTTTATAGTAACAACAATTATTAGCCCAACACAATTTAGATATTATACCGCTGCTGCTCCAACTGGAACTTTGGTTGCAACATCAGCATTTATTTATAATCTACCTCAAGGTCAAGTTCTACATAGACCTTTTGATGGTGGAGTAATTTTTTCTTCAAACTCAAGTTCAAATTATGAGCAAATGATTCGCCAAACTCGCCGTTATTTCCGTTACCAATCAGGTAAAGGTATTCAAGCAAGTTCTGGAACAATATTAAAACCAAATCTTCAATTAGATTCAATCACATCAGTTGGATCATTAGTAACTGTTCAAACAAAAGAGAAGCATAACATTCTTCCAGGCACAACAATCATTATTAGTGGTGTTACCGACCCAGCCTATAATGGAACATTTGTTGTTAATTCTGTAACAGGATTTAATACATTTCAATATACAGCATTATCAATTCCTGCTTCTGGAATCGGCTCTGGTCCATACTATGCAGCAATTGATTCTTGGTACGGAGCAGCAAACTCACTAGGAATATTTGATGATCAAAATGGTTTATTTTTTGAATTTGACGGAAGAACCTTGTATGCAGTAAAAAGATCTTCTACTTTTCAACTAGCGGGTAGAGTTAGCGTCACTAACGGTTCAAACACTGTATCACAAACTGTTGCAGCATTTCCAACAATACTTGCAAAACAATTATCACCAGGTGATTTCATTGTTATCCGTGGTCAGTCATATAAAGTGCAAGATATTGCATCAGATACTTCTATGACAATTAGTCCTTCATACAGAGGAGCAACTGCCTCACATGTAATTGTTTCTAAAACGGTAGATACAAAAGTTCCTCAATCACAATTTAATTTAGATAAATGTGATGGAACTGGTCCTTCTGGATACAATTTAGATTTAACTAAAATGCAAATGTTTTATATAGATTATTCTTGGTACGGTGCTGGATTTGTTCGTTGGGGACTTAGAGGTCCAAATGGAAACGTATTTTATGTTCACAAACAAGTAAATAATAATGTTAATAACGAAGCATATATGCGTTCTGGTAACTTACCAGCACGTTACGAATCAATCACATTTCCATATGTAACAACAATTACATCAAGCGTTGGTGCATCTGATACCGTTCTTCCTGTAACAAGTACTTCTGGATTTCCACCAAGTGGAACATTATGTATCAGAGATGCTTCTAAATATGAATATGTTAACTATACAGGATTGTCCGCAAGTGCATTTAGTGGTTTAACTAGAGCACAAGCAGGTATAACAACTGCTGTAACTGTAACAATTACAAGTGGCACTAATAGTGGTACTGTTGTAAGTGCTTCTGGTATTCAGATTGGTCAAAGAGTTGTAAGTGCATCATTTCCTGAAGGAACTTTTGTAACAAATATTGTTGGAACAACTTTAACATTTAGTAATGCAGCAACAGGAAGCAATCCTGGAGATGTGTTATTCCCACCAATGGGTGCAACAACTGGTCAATCATTTACTTTTTCAGCAACAGCACCAGTTGCAGTTGAACAAGCATTCCCAACTTATGCACCAACTATATCTCATTGGGGTACATCTGTAATTATGGATGGAAGATTTGACGATGATAAATCTCTTGTATTTACTTATGGTCAAACAGGATTTACTGGTGTGCCAGCAACTCAAACCAGAGCATTGTTTTCAATTCGTGTAGCACCTTCTATTGATCAAGGAACTGTTGGTGCTTTTGGAGCAAGAGAACTTATTAATAGAATGCAGTTAGTTCTTCGTGCCCTAGATATTACAACCAATACTGCTAACTCAAATCTTTTAATTACTGCAGTGCTAAATGGAACACCTTCTTCAACCACAAACTGGACAAATGCTGTAAATAACGTAACAACAGTTCAAAACTCAAGTCTTGCTCAAATTGCAAACTATGCAGGAGGAAGTACAACTATTTCTGGTGGTGAGATAACTGCTGGTTTCTTCGTAGGATCAGGTGCTAACAGCGTTGATCTTAACCCTGTTCGTGATCTAGGTAACTCTATTTTGGGTGGCGGTGGAGCAACATCCAACGTAAACATCTACCCAGATGGTCCAGACACATTAACAATTGCCGTAACTAACCTAAGCCCATCTGCTTCTGCATCTGTGCTTGGACGTCTATCCTGGACTGAAGCACAGGCATAGGAGGCATTATGCCATTAGATTACTCAACGCATAATGACCCAGAGAACCCATTTGAGGTTTCTTCAATTAGAATTAGTCAGTTTGGTGGTACTGTTAAGGGATTAGCAGAGCCGCTAGTAGATCAGGATGCCGCTACAAAAACTTATGTAGATAACATGGTTCATCCTTTTTTATTGATGGGGGCATAAATGGCTGTAAATTATAGAATTTTAGGACAAGCAAATACTGCTGGTGCTATCACAACTTATAACACAATTGCTGGTCCAGTTGCTACTGGAAGATCTTGGATTGTTTCAACAATTGTAGTATGTAATCAAACAGCAAGTGCTCAAACTTATAGACTTGCAGTATCTGGATCAACAGCACCTTCTTCATCTGAATTTATAGTTTTTGGTTCTACAGTGCCTGCAAATGATACAGTGACACTGACACTAGGTATTACAATGCAGGCTGGTAAATATATAATGGCATCTGGAACAAATAGTGCTATATCTGTATCTGTTTTTGGAACAGAAATAAGTTAACAATGTCGATCAGACGTGCACAGGCATCAGTGTTGTCTGGTATAAATAATGCCGATACAGGTTTTACTGACGGTAGAAATTATTTAAACGATCATTCATATAAAAAAGTATCTGCTGGGTATATACCAACATTTACTGGATCAGTAGTAACACTCATAACAACAACAACATATAATAGACCAAGCAATGTTCATTTTCTTGATATATTTTTAGTTGGTGGTGGTGGAGGCGGTGGCGGTGGATCATCTTCTAACGGAGGAAGAAGAGGTGGTGGAGGCGGTGGTGGAGCGGTAGTACAAGTTAATAAATTTTATATTGGTGATTATAATACATGGCATTTTATTATAGGTGCTGGTGGTGGTTCAGAAGCATCAAATAGTAGTTGTTGTTGTAATGCATGGGGATTTAATGGAATGCCAACATTTTTTACACCTCTTACAAATGTTTTTAGTGATGATACTAAAACAAATTTAGTTGGTATTGATAATACTGATTTAAGAAGAAGTTTAGTGGCACCAGGTGGTGGAGGTGGTGGACACCCATGTGGAAGTTCTGGATTTTGGACTGCAACTGCTGGTGGTCAGGGATCAAATAGAGCAGAGCAATTTCTTTATGGATTAATTATTGGTTCTGATCCACATACTAATAATGCAAGACAACAGTATACTGGATTTGGAGGAAGAGGTGGTCAAGACAGTGGAGGAGTTGGTGGAACTGGCGGTGCTGGTGGTGGTGCGGGCGTTGGAACAACTAATCAAACTGGTGGTGCAGGTAGAAATTTATTAAGTCCATTTTCTGGAGCATATGGTGGTGGGGGTGCTGGAGGTAATGGTACAGGTGCTACTGCTTTTGGTGGTGCTGCATCAGGTAATGCTGGAGCAACCAATACTGGAGGTGGTGGCAGTGGAAGACCTGGTGGTGCTAACGCTGCTGGGCTTGCTGGTGGATCTGGAATAGCAGGGTATAGGGAACACTATTCATTATGAGTATAAGAAGAGTAAATACAAGTTACATACATTCAATTGATAGTAATCAAACATTTGGAAATATAAGATCAAATTATAGAAATGTTTCTGGTGGGTTAGGTAGTCCACAATTTTTAATAACCCCAATTGGTGGTAGTGGTGCATCTGTATGGACAAAACCACCTTATGTTAATTATATAGATATTATTTTAGTAGGCGGTGGCGGTGGTGGCGGTAGTTCAATTGGTGGCGGTGGTGGCGGTGGAGCAGTAACTTATATTAAAAAATTTTTTGTTGGAGATACAAATACTTGGTACTACTATATTGGAGATGGTGGAACAGGTGGAAATGTTGGAAACTGGGATGGTTCTAATACTACACTTGGTGCACAGGGTCAATCAACATTTTTTAGTCCAACCAACACTTTTGGAAATGGTTCAACTACTATCTCAAGTAGTAACTGGAATGCTTCAACTGCTAACTTTCAAGGAATAGGAAATGCTAGAGTTTTAATTTCTCCAGGTGGTGGTGGTGGTGGACCAACAGGAGAGCATGGATTTAGTTTTGGTTCTGGTGGTGGCTCTGGTTCTGGTACTGGAACAACAGATAGAGGAATATTTCACCCACTTGCAAGTCGTACGCGTACTGATTCTCCATCTAAATATGTTCATCCAGGATTTGGATTTCAAGGTGGGGGAGGAAATACAAATTCTGGTGGGGGTGGAGGAAGTTGTAAAGAATTTGGAAGTAATTCTGTAAGTACAACAGTTGGTGGAAATGGAGCAAATGGCGTAGATTTAAGATATATATTGGGTGAAACTTTTGTAAATTCTAGTTCTGCTGTAGCATCTTGCATATTTGGTGGAGGTGGAGGAGGTGCTGGTTCTGGTAGCGGAGGAACTGGAGGTTTAGGTGGTGGTGGAAATGCTGGATCTGCAGGAACTCAAAATACTGGTGGTGGTGGTGGCGGAGGTAGTGGAAAAGGCGGTTCTGGTATTATTATAATTAGGGAGAATACAGGATGAGTGCTAAATTTTTTGCTTTGCTAGATAATGAAAATATTGTTAAATTTGTAACACAAGCAACAGATGCACAATATTTAACTGATACATTTGGTGGAAGATGGGTAGAAACATATATAGATACCCCTAGAAAATTTTACGCTATGCCAGGATATCTATATTTAGAAGAAGATGACAATTTCTTACCTCCAGCCGAGTCTTTTTCAGAAAACCCATTAGATGAAAATGGAAATATAATTGGTTGGTAATGATATAATTAAGAAGGGTGAATTAAATGGCATTTCCAGCAACTTATAATATTGCTTACTATCGTGGAGATCAATATGATTTTATTGTTAACCCAAAAAATCCAGACGGTAGTTCATTTGATTTAGCAGGCTATACTGGTTTATTTATTATAGCAACCGAAAGAGGAGATGCAACTAAATTTATTGGATTTGGTACCGCTTCTGTTAACGGATCTACTGATAGCATTACTTGCAAAATTAATCCAACATTTGGTAATCAATTAACTGGTTCATCATATGTTTATGATCTTGAAATTACAAAAGCATCGTCTTCTACAGTGTATACAATTTTAACTGGATCACTAAACGTTAATCAAGACGTTAAACGAACTGGAGAGTAGTTATGGCTATTAGTCCTGTTATTAGCACAGATGAAATTACGGTAATCGGACCTCCATCATCTATTGATTTACAAGTTGACATTGGTCCAAAAGGCGATCGTGGTAGTTATGTCTTTGCTGGTCCTGGAGAACCTACTGGTGCAGGTAGTGTAGTATTTTTAAACGAAACACCTATAATTGGTGATTTATTTATTAATAGTAACACTGTTGATTTAGATTATGGCTCTATTTATCAATATACCGCAGTTCCTGGAGATGATAGCCAATGGGAATTTATTTTAGAATCTGGCTTAAGAGGTTTACCAGGTGAACAAGGAGTAGCAGGACCATTTACAAACATTACAGTTGGCAGTGTAACAAGTGGTGCTACAGCAAGTGCTTACTTTACTGGAACATCTGGAAGTGCAATTCTTAATTTAATTATTCCACCAGGAGCAACTGGAGCAACTGGTCCAACTGGAACAACTGGGGCAACTGGTGCAACAGGTCCAGCAGGTCCACAAGGTCCACAAGGTCCAACTGGAATTCAAGGTATTCAAGGTGATCAAGGTCCTGCTGGTGAAAGTTCTGAAACAACATTTTTTGATATTCATGATATAGAAATTAATCCATCATCTGGATCTGTTGGATATTATATTTCTTCAGGATCAGTTGCATTTGATTTTGGTACACCAGATGTTTATTATGTAGATGGTGTTGAGTATAAAAATACTGGTACTAGATTAGAATTACTAAGAGGATTATCTTATAGATTTATTGTAGATACCCCATTAAATAATGCTTGGATTAAAGAATTTCCTATTTCTGGAACAGCCTCTGCTTGGACTAGTGGTGTAGTAAACAATGGAATAGATACAGGTAATATAGATTTTAGTGTTCCACTTAATGCCCCTGAAGAATTATACTTAGTTTCAGAAAATGATATTAGAGCACAGATAACATTAGATATAGGAGACCTTGTTACTGATTTTAATTTTGATGAACTTGATTTAACTGAAGTTACCGTAAACTCATCTGGTTCTGTTCTTATAGGAACTTTTGATGCTGAAATTTATAGAAGTGCTGATTTTGCGGTTCAGGTATCTCAAAATAATCAACATAAATATATAAAGGGTATGATAACTCATAATGAAACTAGTTATTTTAGTAATGAATATGCAACTGTTTCTAGTGCTTTTATATCAACTACAATAGGTGCTTTTTTTTCAAGTAATTCTGGTGGATCAAAAATTTTAAATTTATTTATAATTATTCCTACCGCTGGTACTTTGCCAGCAGATGTAAAATGTTTACTTCGCGATAAGGTTCAGGCTTGATATAATGAGAATGGTGAATAAATGGCTGAGTTAATTAGTATTGCTGGTAACTACCCAGCAACAGAGTTTGATACTTTAATTCCTCAATTAACTGATCCTGCTAATATTAGAGAAGCATTTTTAGCCTATCATTTTGGTGTAGAAAACTTTGATGGAAATTCTGATATTCCAGCAGCAGATAGTATTCATGGTCACATAAAGTCATATCAACAATTTTTGGCTAATATTGCAGCCAGTGCTGTACTAACAATTAGTGGAACCTTAGACCAAATAACTACATCCTCTTCTGCTGGCTTTGTAACTGTAGGTCTTCCTAATAATATTATTGCACCAAATAATTTAACCGTAACAAATGATTTAACTGTTAATAATAATTTAACTGTTAACGGAGATATTAATTTAGGTGATGATTTAAATATAACTGGAGATTTATCAGTAACTACTAGTATAACCACCGATGGATATGCTCTTATAAAAGAGGGTGTTAATATTTTTGCTGATTCAAGTGCTAGGGATACCGCTATTTCCTCACCAACTTTAGGGGCAGAAGGGCTAGTAGCATATTTACAAGATAGCAATTCATTATCGGTATTTAATGGATCAACTTGGGAAAATTTAGAGTCACATGGTAGTTTAGGTGATAGAATAGGAGAGGTAGAAGTTTTAGCATTGCTAGGGCTTTAAGGAGATAAAATGGCAAGTACATTCAAAGCATTATTTAGAGGTTTTGCACCAACTAGTGCTAGTTCTGTTTATACAGTACCAGGTGCTACTAAAACTTTAATTACAAATATAGTTGTTGCTAATCAAGATGCTTCAGCAAGAACTTTTACAATAAACTTATATAATGGAATAACAGATATCCCACTAGCATCAGGAACAACAGTTCCAGCAAAAGATTCTGTAATTATAGATGCTAAAACTTTATTAGAAACTGGCAACATCATTAGAGTAGCAGCAAGTGCGTCTGCTCAGGTAGCAATGCATATATCTGGATTAGAACTAACATAACTTGACAATTACCTGATATTCCTGTATTATATACATAAGTTCTTAAAGGAGGACTAATGGAATCAGTACTAAATAAAAAGGTATTAAGTTCAGCACTTAATGCTTTTGTAATTGCACTTGTAACTCAATTTGTAGACTCAGGTGCCGACTTAACCGCTCTAACTGGTGATGCTTTAGGAACAATCCTAAATTCAGCAGTTGCTGCAGCAACATGGGTAGTAATCCGTGCAGTTAATCCAAAAGATGCCAAATTTGGTATCGGTGCAGTAGCAGAAGTTGCTAAGAAAGCATCAACTAAAAAGAAATAATAAGTAATATTAAAACAGATAGGGGTAGAGAAATCTGCCCCTTTTCTGCTATAATTGGTAAAAGGTGATACTATGAGAATCGGTGCTAATAGTGTTGTAAAAAGAACAACATTATCAAATAAAAAATTATCAAAAAGAGTTACTGGTAATTCCTTTAAAGATCTTAATCCTTCTTATAGTGACAATTTTACTTTATTAAATTCTTATTTTGTACCCCTCAGATCTTCAACGTGGTCAGTCTCAAGTAATCAACTAACAACACCTACTAGTGCATCTAATTATCCAATTTTATCTAATTTTGACTCTAGAGCAACTGACGTAATTTCAACAATATCTCTTGCTTCTGCTGGACCTGGTTTTGCATTTTGGTTAATTGATGAAAACAATTGGTGGGCTGCAACTACCTTTTATACATCTGAAAGTGAAGGATACTCAACCGATATTATTAATTGTGGTTGTGTAACAACAAACCCTTGGAGTTATTTTTGTCGAAACCCTGGAGCGTTTCAATGTGGTTGCCAATCTGGACCAACCCAATGTTGTTGTTCTCAAGGGTGTTGCGAACCTCAAGGTGGAGGAACTACATGTTATGCTTGTCCTGGAACTAGACAAAGATATAAGTTTTATGTAAAATTATTTAAAGCAGAGAATGGCACTATATCTGAAGTTACTAATATTTTGTTAAGAAGTTTATGCAGTGTTACTTCTAATAATTCTCCTTGTACCGTTGGAAGTACCGATAATATAAATGGTATTCAGGTTTCAACATCTGGAGATGTTATAACAGTAAGAGCAAGAGATGATGCAAACAATTTTTATGGAACTGCTATATCTTATACCGCTGTAAATCCTAACAAAGGATATAAGTCTGGTATAATTTTTACCCCTGGAAGTACCTACCTATTATCATCAGTAGTTACTAATATAAACTTAGTGGAGCAATAATGAGCAAGTCAAAGTGGGAAATTTGGAAAGAAAAACAACCTGGAGATTATGCACGTCCTTGGGACATGATCAATCCTAAAATACAAAATGTTTCAGACGATACTTTTAAGAAAAGACTTGACATTTGTTTAGGATGTGATAGACTATTTAAGGCTACTCATCAATGTAAAGAATGCGGATGTGTTATGAACTTAAAGGCAAAATTACCACATGCTGAATGTCCATTGGGAAAATGGGGTACTGAAAATGTCAAATGAAGAAGAGCAAGTATTCTTTTCTAGTGAAGAAATATATAAAGATAAAACAGTATTGGCATTTGTAGTAGAAGATGAAGTAGCAGAGATTTTTATTGCTGATGAAAAATTAGGATCAATATTAACAAGTAATCCTAAAATTATAGATATAACAGGAAGAGACTTTTCTATAGATGGTCCAAATCCTGGATGGTTTTATGATGGGGAAATGTTTTTTCCTCCACAGAGACACGAATAGTAAAATATGAGTAGACCTACTATTGGATTTTTAACCTATGATTGGGCTTTTGGATTAAAGCCTATTCAACCAAATGGATGTGCTTGGTATAGATGTTATTTACCACTTCAAGAATTAAAAAAAGATAAATATGAATCTGGTATGGGTATGCCAGGGTATAACGATGAACATGGGTTTGGTATATTAATTCCTGACAAACAAGCAATACATGGTTGGGATATTGTTGTTCTTAAATTAATTATGTTAGAAAAAGTTGCAGAGCAAGTAGATAAAGCAATTGCAATGGGACAAAAAATAGTTGTTGATTTAGATGATCATATGGAAGGTTTGGCTAAAACTAATCTTGCTTATACTATGACAGATCCTCAAAAGAATCCAAATAATAATAGAGAGCATTATTTTAAAATTATAGAAAAGGCTACTGCTTTAATTACGTCAACACCTTTCTTAAAAGAATTTTATGAAAAGAAGCACCCAGATAAACCAATATTTTTAGTAAGGAATGGAATTGATTTAGATAGATGGACACCAAGAAACGATCATTCTGGACATTTGCCAACATATGGTTGGGTTGGTGCTACTCCTTGGCGTAGTGGTGATTTAGAAAATCTTAGTCCATATTTTGGAAAATTTATAGAAAAACAACATTGTAAGTTTCATCATGCTGGTAGTATTATTAATGCTCCAGAGGTAAATAAACAAATAGGATTAGATAAAAAATACTTTACTCATGAACCTATGAAACCAATATTAACTTATCCTGAATTATTTAGAAAAATTGATGTTGGTATAGTTCCTTTAACTAATATAGAATTTAATGATGCTAAGTCTTTTATTAAGGGTCTTGAATATACCGCAGCAGGTATTCCTTTCATTGCTAGCCCAAGTCCTGAGTATGTTTATCTAGCAGAGCAAGGTGTTGGTAGGATAGCAAAGGATGAAAATGAATGGCTACAGCATGCAGAAGAACTACTAAACCCAAAAACAAGAAAAGAAGAAAGAGAAAGAAATAGACAGATAGTAGCCGAAAAGTTTAGTATGAAATCAAGGGCTGCTGACTGGGAAGAAGTATTTGACAAGATTCTTGCGTTATAATTAATACATGGCAAAAATCTTTATATCTGCTTTAGAAGAATTAAACCCTTTAGCAATATCTATAGAAGACTTCTTAAAGAGGCATAGCGGGCACAGGAAGGCTCTTTTTCAGCCCCAGGCTGATCTTACCCTAGAGTTGGGTAAAGAAAGGCAATTAGGTAGTAAAGATCCAGTTGTATATATTTATGATGATAGTGAATTTGTATCTAATATAGGTAAGTCTATTACTGAAAATTTTAGAAATAATTTGATTAATAGTTCATACCCTCAAAATAATGGGAGTAGTAAAGAGTATCTAACTTTAACTATAAATGTATGTAGACAAAATGATTCTATTGATCAGGATAAATATGGAAAAATTATAGGGGAAGCAATAGTTAAATTTTTTAATCCTGAGTATGAAGAAATATTAAAACATCAAGCAGAGCCTACTAATAAAGCAAGTAAAGATAAAACATACTATGATAGAGCCTTTAATCAAGGGTCTACTAGTAATGCTTCTTTAATATTTAAAAAGAAGTCTTAGTACCAGCCTTTATATAATCTAAAATCTAAGGCTTTACATCCATCACCATAAATCAAATTAACGTATTTAATCATTGCATCAATTTGAGCATATGGGTCAGAAGTCTTTTTAGAGTCAACAAGAGCCCAAGTACTATTAAGAAACTGCCCTATACCAAAAGCAGTAGACTTTGGGTTTTGAGCAACTGGATTCCAACGACTTTCTCTATCTACTAATTTAAAGTAGCACTTTAATTCTTTTGCTGGAATATTTTCTTTTAAATAGTGTTGATAGGCTTTAACTGCTAACTCAGATTTAGGATCATTAAATTGTGCCCTAGAACGACTAGCAACAACTGAGTTAGATTCTCTTGCAGTAATTACCCCCTCTAAAGGACTATAGGTGGCTTGTCCTTTTGAGACAGCCACCAAAGGTTCGGCGGTATACAAGGGAGTCTGTCTATCTACATAATTAATATAAGTACCAATAAAAATAAAAGCCAATAATGCTGAATAT